CCATTGCCTACGAGTATGACTGTTTAGCAAACAATGGACAGGGAGCCTATCTGACCATTACCTTTGACGATAAAGTGAAATCAGGAGGGAATGGTGGCGGTGTTTCAGCAGTGGCCAATGCGATCTTGGACAAGCAAGAAACACAATTTGACATTATGCTAGAGCGTGCGATCGCCAACGCTGACCGTGCTTTTGATGCTGAGTTTGCCAAGCGTGAGAAAGCTATTACTGACGGTATCGAACTTGCTAAGGCCAAGGCGGAAGAAGTCAAGCAAGAACTGTCTGACACTATCAATCAGCGCTTCGACAGCTTTGACAATGGTCCATTGAAAGAAGCTAAGCGCAAGGCTGAAGAAGCCTTGAAAAACGCTGGCGCAAGTAATTCTCTTGCTCAAGAAGCCAAGCAGATTGGTCTGGATTCAATCGCCAAACTCGAAGCGTTTAAGTCACAGACTACGACCGCTCAGACGGCTCTGTCGGGTGATTTGGATGCTCTGAAACAGACGGTCACAAGTGAAGTCAATCAAGCTTCAGAGCATCGTAGAACGACCACTGAGGCTCTTAGTCGTATGACTGGCCAGATGGACGGATTTGCGACCAAATCAGAGGTTAAACAAGGCATTGATGGGCTGACTCAGACATTTGCCAAAATGCAGGTCGGTGGTAGAAACTATTATCGAGATTCTGAGAAGGTTCGAACAAGTACACGGTTCTTCTCGTTCCCTCTACACCCCTATCTTTCACAGGAAAATATAGGTGAAACATGGACTCTATCGTTCGATTTAAAAATCAATGAAGGTGGCGAAATTCGCCCTCTACTTTTCTATCACTATCAAAATAATCGCTTCGGTCTGAAAGCTAGTGCATACATCACTCCAAGCAAAGAATGGCAACGGTTCACATTCACAGGTCCAGTTATCTTCCCAAATGATGACTCTCGTTATTCGAGGGGAGAGATGGCCTTGTATGACTACGCTGGAAACAATAACTATTCTGTGCGTAGGATTAAACTTGAAAAAGGTACTCTAGCGACAGATTGGAGTCCAGCGGTTGAGGACACTGATGGGCTTATCACTGAAGCTAAGGCTACCTTCGAGCGGACAGCTCAGGGCTTGCGAACCGATTTATCAGCTATTCAGGAATATGTCAACAAAGACGGTCAGCGACAGGAAGCATTACAGAGCTATGCTCGTGAGGAAAGCGCAAAACAAGCGACGGCTGTACGTGAACTGGTAACGAAGGACTATGTAGGCAAAGCGACTTATCAGGAAACTGTAAGAGCTATTGAGAACAAGTTCGAAGCTATCACGAATCCACAAAATGGTTCGATTGCTACTCAAATTGCTAACTACAAGAAATCAGTTGATGGTAGATTTGCAGATATCACCTCACTGATTTCTGGTAAAGCCAACCAGACAGACTTCCAACGTGTGAAGGAAACCAGTCAGCTTTACGAGCGGATTTTGGGCAATACTGAAAATGGAATTGCGGATAAGGTCGCACGCATGGCTATGACCAATCAGCTGTTTCAGGTTGAAGTTGGCAAGGCTTTTGCGGAACATCAGAATTTATTCTTAAATTCAACACTTACTAAAGGATTTTTAGGAAATAATGGAATCATTTACGTAGCGAATGCTACACAAAAGGAGGTTACATCCGATTTCATTTCAGTGGATCCAAATGAAAAAATTATCTTCCAACACTGGGTAACTCTTCCTGAGAATGGAATGGCTTGGACCGCTTGGCAATTTTTTGATAAAAACAAAAATCCTATTGATAACCGTAAACCAGGCTTAAATGCTTATAAAACAACTGTAGGCAAACAACACAACATCAATCAAATCACTGTACCAGCGAACGCTTATTTCGTCAGATTCTCAGCTCGTATGTACGATGATGGTTTGATAAAAGTAGAAAAGGGCTCAACTCCATCTGATTACTCAGTAGCACCAAATGATGCTCTTGAAGCTGTGAAAACCGTCCAAAGACAGTTGGATGGTTCATGGGCCGTTCAGAACATCAATTCTGCTGGAGATATCATTTCTGGCATCAACCTAGGCGCTACAGGTCACAACCGTATCACTGGTAAGCTGACCCACATCACTGGAGATACCTTGATTGATAAAGCGGTTATCAAGTCTGCTATGATCGACAAGCTGAAAACGGCCAATTTTGAATCTGGTTCGGTCACGACTGAGATATTAGACGCTGAGGCAGTAACGGCCGATAAAGTGAGATTTGATAATGCGTTTATTAGGAAAATGATTACAAATGAAGCTTTTATTGAGCAACTAACTTCTAAACAGATTTTTGCGACAAAAGTCGAGTCAGTCGTTTCTAGCTCAACATTCCTAGAAGCCTATCAAGGCCGAATCGGTGGATTTACTATTGGGCATTTTGACCAAGGAAGAGGCCGCTGGATTTCGGGTGTTAATCAGTTTTCTGTCGGTATGGGTAACGGTGAAGGAGGAAGCTACAATGGCGAAAATACTGCATTTTGGGCGAACTGGGGTTACAATTGGAACTCCCCTGGACCCAATGCCTGGTATGTAACAACATCAGGAAATATGCATTGTCGGAACGGAGCGGCATTCCACGGGAAGGTAGACTTTTCGGATAGATCAACAGTGAGTTTTTATAGTCAACCGTTCTTTTCAAAAGGAGCAGTGATAAATGGTGATTTAAGTGTGTCGGGTCATATTACTTACAATGGTGGTGAGTGGATTTATTCACCTAGATACAAACAATTAAGAAAAGCGACTTCACAAGGAAGCGATTGGCTATATTTAGATATACAAGGTAACAATGGTAGCGACTGGATTCATATGAATAAAGCGATTTCAGATCGTCGTTATAAATCCAATATCCAAGAAAGCCAAGTATCTGGTCTAGATGTTATCAATAATTTAAAAACATACAGTTATCGCAAAAAGTACGATGGTAAAGTTGAAGATATCTCATGTGGTATCATGGCTCAAGACGTACAAAAGTATGCCCCAGAAGCTTTTTATAAAAATCCAGACGGCGCATACACATACGAGACATTTGCTTTAGTTCCTTACCTAATCAAGGCCATTCAAGAGTTAAATCAAAAAATAGAAAAAATGGAGAAAACAATAGCATGAACAACAACATGGACGCAGTAGTAAATCAGTTAACACTTGATTCGCTGACTAAAAAACTAGCAGTCAGCGAGAAAGAAGCAGCTCAGAATGAGGCTCTTTATTTGTATGCAGCAAGTGAATTGCACACGATGAAAGAGGTTCTAGAATATGAACCAGCTCTAAAAGAGCTATTTGAAGAAACACAAGCAAAAATGAAAGGAACTAACTAATGAATTACGAAGTAGCAATTAAACCATATCTTAAAGGTACAGAAAATGTGACAGTTGTCGCAATCAAGATGGAAAACAACGGACGCTATTCTTACGAGCAAGTAGAATTGCATGGTGACCATACGCAGGACAATGAAGAAACCTTGATTCAAGCAGTGCTGGACCATATCCGTACAGAGCTTGACCCAACAAGCGCCATCGTGCAAGCACAGGCTAAACTGCAAGAAGCTGAACAGAAACTGGTTGAGACAAACCAAGCAGTTAAGCACAATCAAGAAGAAACTGACCGCTATGGTAAAATCATCCATGCGGTCGTTTTAAATGCTGTAGCAGGCAAGACAATCGCTTATGGAACCAACTACAAGGAATTGGTAGAGCTGATTCCACTTGCTGAAGTTGGTAAGCAATACATGGCACATGACTTGATTACCATTGAAGACCCAACACACGTTGAGGTGGATGGCGAAGGCAAACGTATCTTGGTTCAATTGAACAAGGAATTTACTTATAACGGTGAACCAGTCAGCGACTTTGCCCGAAATGGTCGTCTTGAAATGGACGGAACAGGCGCAGCATGGAAGTACGAACCTAAAGAATAGGAGGTGTGTATGCAAATTGAATTTTTCAATTTTTTCCGAAGCGTCGTCCAGACTGAAGATGGTCTGGTCTTGTACGCTCTGGCATTGATTGTCTCAATGGAAATCATTGATTTTGTAACAGGGACAATTGCTGCTATCGCAAATCCTGACATCGAGTATAAGAGCAAAATCGGTATTAATGGACTCCTTCGCAAAATTCTAGGGGTCCTTTTACTGATGATCCTCATCCCGATGTCTGTACTCTTACCTGAGAAGACAGGCTTCGCATTCTTGTACTCGATCTATCTCGGGTACATCGCATTTACTTTTCAATCACTCATTGAGAATTATCGCAAATTAAAAGGAAATGTCACTCTTTTTCAACCAATCTTGAAAGCATTCCAACGATTGCTTGAGAACGATGATGACAAAAATAAAGGAGAATAATAAATGCAACAAATTAATGAAATTATCGCAAACGGAGCAGTAAGCATTACAATTATTTTGCTTGCTATCGCAGTTAAAGCGTTCAAGGAGTACCTCATCAAAGAGGGCGGGGAAAGAGCGGTAAAAATCGCTGAAATCTTAGCTAAAAATGCAGTTCATGCCGTGGAACAGGTAGCAGCTGAAACAGGCTACAAAGGTGATGAAAAGCTTGAGCAAGCTCGTGATAAAGTCCGAGCTGAGCTAACCAAATACAACATCAGCATGACCGACAAGGATCTAGATACCTTTGTAGAGTCAGCCGTGAAGCAGATGAACGACGCTTGGAAAGGGGAAGAGTAATGGATATCGATACAAGCAGACTACGTACAGACTTGCCGATTGTTGGGTTTGAGCCTTTCCGTCAAGTACATGCCCACTCAACAGGCAACCGCAACTCAACTGCTCAAAATGAGGCGGACTACCACTATAGAAAGGACCCTGGACTTGGGTTCTTTTCTCATATCGTTGGAAATGGCCGTGTTATGCAGGTAGGTCCTGTAAACAAGGGAATGTGGGACGTTGGTGGCGGTTGGAATGCTGAGACCTATGCAGCAGTTGAATTGATTGAAAGCCATTCAACTAAAGAAGAGTTCATGACAGACTACCGCCTGTATATCGAATTGTTGCGAAACTTAGCAGATGAAGCAGGCTTGCCTAAAACTCTTGATACAGACGACTTGGCAGGTATCAAAACGCATGAATACTGTACCAATAACCAGCCGGATAACAGTAGCGATCACGTTGACCCGTATCCTTATCTTGCGAAATGGGGTGTTAGCCGTGAACAGTTTAAGCGAGACATTGAGAACGGGTTAGGCTCTGAAACAGGCTGGCAGAAGAATGATACAGGCTA